ATATCTTGGTAGTGTGTCTGGTGGCAGTGACCGATATCTTTCAGAAGATTATTTCTTTTGTCAATTTGCTAGAAAAATGGGATATCAAATATTTCTTTGTCCGTGGATGGAATTGGGACATATGGGTTCGTATGTTTTTACTGGTTCAATGGCAAGTCTCGCAAATTTAGAATTTGCATCACACGGAAACGAAAACGCGAAAGTAAGTAATCATGAAAAACGAAGAAAAAAAACAAATTCAAAGAACAAACGAAAACGAAATTGATTATGTTTTTGATGAGGGCAATTATTTAAGTGAAATTTGGGATGCAATTGATAAAACCTATATTTCACACTACGCTCAAAACAAAATACAATCAACAGAGTTTATTGCTGATGCAGGCCACGGTGAAGGCTTCTGTATCGGAAATATAATTAAGTACGCTCAACGTTATGGTAAGAAGGGTGGATTTAATAGAAACGACTTGACAAAAGTCGCACATTATGTTATTATTATGTTATACTTACATGATAATTATTACAACCGTGAATCTCAAGGAGAACACAATGAAGTTAAGTGAAAGCACAGTATCGTTCCTAAAGAACTATGCTAACATCAATCAAAGTTTAGAATTTCGTGAGGGTAGCACTCTCAGAACTGTATCCCCTCTAAACACAATTCTAGCCTCTGTTGAAATCGGGGAAGATTTTCCTAAGACGTTTCCAATTTACGAATTGAATCGTTTTCTTGGAACTCTTTCTTTATTCAAAGACCCCGAACTAGTTTTTTCGGAAAGTAGTGTATCCATAAAAGATGGTAGTCATGAATCGACATATCATTATTGTGGTAGTAGTTCAATGTTTCAGACTCCACCTGAGAAAGAAATTGATTTTCCAGATGCGGAAGTTTCTTTTGAGTTGTCAGAAGATATTTTCAAGAAGACTATCAATGCTGCTAACACTCTTGGTCTGCCAGAAGTTGTTGTTCAAGGCGATGGAAAAGAAATTCGTATTCTTGTATCTGATACTGGAAATGTAACATCAGATTCTTTTTCAACTGTTGTTGGTTCTACTGATAAGACTTTCCGTATGATATTCAAACTGGAAAATCTCAGTAAAATAATGGAAGGCACTTATGATGTTCGCCTTTCCTCTAAAAGAATATCACATTTCAAACGTCAATCTGATACTCTAAACTATTGGATTGCTCTTGAAGCGAACTCATCTTATGATGAATAAATGGAGAATATAATGAAAGAAATTTTACAAAAAATGTTGACCTATGGGGAGTTTGATGGTATTTCAACAATACCCTTTAATCGTGATGTACTGTTACGAATAAAGAAAGCAATGAAAAAATTTAAAACATTGCGTCCAGAACACAAGACTTGTTCAATTGGTGTACTGACTAAAGATTCTGTCTATCATGGAGTGACATATAAAAAAGGTGCAACTTATGTAGTTGATGGTAATACCAGAAAATATTTTTGGAAGAAAGGTTTACTAGAAAAACCAGATAAACTTGCTGCTACATATTATTATTATGATTCTATGGATGCTATGTGGGAAGGATATAATTGTTTTGATAGCGTTACATCAACAGAATCTACATCAGAAAAACTGACAGGACAAGCTATTCTTTTGGATTTAAATTTTTCTAGTGCTAAGTTCAAGAAGGGGTCATTTGTTACAGCAATAAATTATGCAGCAACTGGAATGTATCCAGAAAAATACCCAAAACCTTCTTCTGGCCAAAAAGATAATATTGAAAAATTAAAAGTGTTCTCAAAAGAATTACTTGTCTTAGATGGGTTAGATCTTGGACAAAAATCTGGCCAAGCGGTATTAGGTGCATTTTTGATGGCACTAAAATGTCATACAACAAAAGGTACAGAAGATAAAGTTATCGATTTTATCAAGAAATTCGATGAAGGTTATTCTGACGGCCGCACTAAATCTAAGTGTGGTGTAACTCATACTGTTTTTGAAATTTATAACAAGCAGCCTGGTCAATTTCCGTGGGGCACGGCCATGAGAGATATGCCACCACAAATTAGTTTTGTATTACAGATGATCGATAATTATGTAGAGGGTAAAGAAACGATTAAGTATGTTGAAAAACCAACAACGAAAAATTCTAATGGTAAGGACTATTATAGAACTTATTCAGAAAAACATGGTTATACTGCTCTTTCATCTTATATGACAAAAGCAGCATAAAATTTGATTATAATTTATATTATGAAAGTGAAATATTATGGCAAAAGATTCATTATTGTGGGTGGAAAAATATAGGCCTCCCACAATCTCAGAATGTGTTTTATCAGATAGTATCAAAGGAACACTATCCGATTTGACAAAAGAAGGTAAAGTTCCTAATCTGTTGCTCTCTGGTTCAGCAGGAGTTGGTAAAACAACTGTTGCTAGAGCACTGTGTGAACAAACCAATTCCGATTACATAATCATCAATGGTTCGGATGAGGGTAGAATGATTGATACTCTCAGAAATAAGATGACACAATTTTGTTCTACCACATCTTTATCTGGTAGTTCAAGAAAAGTTGTTATAGTCGATGAAGCAGACTACTCAAATCCCGATTCTGTTCAACCAGCAATGAGAGGATTTATTGAAAAGTTTGCTGATAATTGTTCCTTCATCTTCACTTGTAATTACAAAAATCGTATTATTGAACCGATACATTCCCGATGTGCGGTTGTTGATTTTGTTCTTGGTAAGGATGAAAAACCAGAGATAGCATCTAAGTTTATGGAAAGATGCGAACATATTCTCAACTCTGAGAATGTGATTCACGATAAGAGAGTTGTAGCAGAACTTATCAACAAACATTTTCCTGACTTTCGTAGAGTAATCAACGAACTTCAAAGATATTCAACTTCTGGTAATATCGATTCTGGTATTCTAGCAAACATTGGTGAATTGAACCTGACTCAATTGGTCTCTTCTTTGAGAGAAAAGAACTTTCAGAATATGAGAAAGTGGGTCGCTACTAATGTTGACAATGACCCTGCTACTGTCTATCGTAAAATCTACGACAAACTATATGAAGTATTGGAAAAATCTTCTATCCCACAAGCGGTATTGATTATCGCGGATTATCAGTATAAATCTGCATTTGTTGCAGACCAAGAGATTAACTTGGTTGCATGCTTGATTGAACTGATGTCAGAATGTGAGTTCGTATGAGCCCATTCGACTTCATAAAACAAATCAATCACGGTAAGAAGAACTTGATTGATGAAACACCAATACTTGAAAAGGAGTATAATACCTTTATCATAAATCGTGGTTTGAGTTTCAATCACGATACTGCTCTGTTCGCCAATGAAATGAACTTTCACAACCACCTAGATTCAAAACTTCAATTCGACTTTTTACTAAATATAATTAGACCCAAAAAGAGATGGGGTAAATGGATTAAACGTGAAAATAATGATGTTCTTGAATTGATCAAGAAATATTACAATTGTAGTTACGAAAAAGCAAGAGACTATTCTACATTGCTTGATGACTCACAATTAGACATTATTCGACAAAATATTGAATTAGGTGGTTTGAAAGGAACAAAATGAGTGAAACTATCATCCAATCGATGATTGAAGTTACATTAAAAGAACCCGATGATTTTCTCAAAGTAAGAGAAACCCTCACAAGAATCGGAATTGCATCACGCAAAGAAAAAACATTATTTCAATCGTGTCATATTCTCCACAAACAAGGAAAATATTACATAGTACATTTCAAAGAATTATTTTCATTAGACGGAAAAACATCTAACTTTTCAGAGAATGATGAAGCACGGAGAAATACCGTTGCTAATTTACTTTCTGAATGGGAATTGATATCTTTGGTAGAACCAGAAAAATCAGCAGAACCTACAGTTCCATTGAGTCAACTCAAGATTCTTTCTTTTAAAGAGAAGGATGAATGGGAATTGACACCGAAATATAATATAGGAAACAAAAAGGAAGCTGACAATGAGAATGACAAGTGATTTATATTTTTACAAAACAAATCCAGCAGTAAACAAACCTATTCGTGCTACAGAAGGTTCTGCTTGTTTTGACTTATGTTCATTTTTACCAGAGAATTCAGAAGTAAACATATATATGAATTCTAATGAACAACTAGACAAGAGAACCAGAAAAGTAGTAGATGGAAAAGTTCAAATTAATCCTCGCGAAAGAGCATTAATTCCTACTGGATTAATTTTTGATATTCCAAAAAGATGTTCAATTCGTTTATATCCACGGTCAAGTCTTGCTCTCAAACAAGGATTGACACTTGCAAATAATGTGGGCATTATAGATTCTGATTATGTTGAACCAGTTTTTATGATGGTTCACAACATAAGTGGATACCAACAATTTGTATTCGATGGAATTCGTATATGTCAAGCTGAACTTGTTGATGAACTATCGTATATGATATTTCAAACTGATGTTCGTCCAGAACAAAAAACCGATAGAGGTGGAGGATTTGGTTCAACCGGAAAGGAATAGTTTTGGCTTATATTCTACACAAGTGGACGGTTGCTACTGTTCAAGTGATATATTACATACCAGACTATTTGCACGTTGTAAACGAATTTATGTGGCAGACAGAAGACCAAGTACCTGAGTTTCCCCGCATAACTAAATTCCTAGACTATTGGGA